GGATTCGCCATCACCGCGCAATCGAGAAGCTTCATGCTGCTGATGAGCGAAGACAAACCGGAACAGCGGCACCTGTTCTAAGACTTGATTCCCAAGGCTCGGTTCCAAGACCGACAGGATTCGCCGGAACACACCGGGCTCATGTCGCACCAGGCATAAGCCACACATAAGCCGTCTGGCAACAGGCCGAACAACAGGTTCCAGCGGCAGCGCAACGATTTGGTTGGTTGGACGTTGCGTTCGCCGCTGGAACCGCTTTTATACTGTGGGAATTCCCATATACTGCGACGCCCATGGCGAGTTTTTTATGTTGCCTTGTGTGAACATTGGGAAACGACGAGGCAAAGAAATAGGGTTGCACAGGGCGTTGTATGGAGCGATATGTCAGAAATGACGCAGTTTTTGGTAAAACCGCAGAAGAGGGATCGGCGTTAATGGGCGCCGCCAGTGGCAGCGGGGAGCCGGACAATTACGCTGCAAACGTACGCTATGAACGTAGAATCAAAGAAACAAAGCCTTATATTGCGATGACCATGCTATGAACAGTGATATGAGCGCGGAACACGAATACGCGGAAAAACAAGCGAGAGAGAGGGGAGCGTCATGAGACAGGGAAGCCACCAGCGAGCGGAAACCGGCGGCCTGATCTCGTTCATCATTTGCGCAGTGATCGGCGCCGCCGCCATGAACATCTACCTTGAATACGCTTCCGCCATCTGGCAGCTCATGCTCCGTCGCTTCATCGTCTGCTCAGGTATCGCAGCCGTCTGCGCAATCATGTCCTTCCTCATCGGCTACCTGAGCCAGTCGCGCTCCATGAACCTCAAACACGGTTGGCTCGTCATGCTGCGCAGACTCGTCGAATCACTCGCACTATCCGCCGTATACGCGGCCACCACATTCCTGATGTCGTTCGCACTGCTCAGCATGGTGAACGAGGTGATGGGGCCGAAAGTCTTCGTGGGCTACATGGCCGCCATCTGCGCCACGGTCTCCGGCATATTCGGGTACATGACCTTCGTGCAGGCGCGTATGATGAACGCAAAGACGCTGGCCTCGCTGCTGCCGTTCTTCATCGTCTCCGGCGTCTGCGTGGCCGGACTCACCACAGACGACCCATACTGGTACCACAACAACTTCTCGCAGCTGGGCGACCGCACCACATTCGCCGCCACCATGTTCAACTCCACACTCATGTTGGGCGGACTATGCATCATCATTATCAGCTACTTCGCCATCTCCGAACTCGTAACCACCGAACGGCTTACGCGATTACGCCACAACCGATCCGCCAACGACCCGAACCACGGCTACGATATCGCGCACTATCGCCTGCGCACCACCATCCTGGGCGTGATGCTCACCATGTCCGGCATCGCCTTCATCGGCATCGGCGCGTTCCGCTACACGCCGCATCCGATTCTGCACAACGTATTCGCGCGAGGCCTGCCGGTGCTCATGCTCGTGCTGTTCCTACTACTGCCCTGGGTGGCACCACGCCTGAGCCGCACCGTGATGGTGATCTCCGACCTGATGCTGCTGGTATGCGCGGCATTCGGCGTGGAATGGCTGCTAGGCAAGATCACCCTGACCAACGTGGAAGCGCTGGCCTGCATGGTGTACCTAGGATGGTTCATCGTGTTCTCACGGCAGATCGCAGCCCTCGAAGCGGACCGCATCACGCTGCAGCTCGCACAGGCACAGGTGCAGCCCTCGGCAAGCGAACAACTCAAACAACTCGAATCACGCATCGCTTCCGACCGGTGACCTGCGGCAGACCTGGCGGAAGCACATGGAGCGCAACAGAAAACATACGGAAGACATAATGCGCGAGTGTCGCGTGTTCAATAGGTCGAACGCTCATGTACAATAGCTGATGTTGCCTTTCAGGTAACGGGCTGTAGCGCAGCTTGGTAGCGCGTCTGCTTTGGGAGCAGAATGTCGCAGGTTCAAATCCTGTCAGCCCGACCGGAAGCCTTGGAAACATTACGTTTCCAAGGCTTTATTTTTTCTTGGCCGTAGGCTATCGACACGATTCGACACGATGACCGCGCAACCTCCGCGTCTAGACGGTCTTCAACTGTTCAGCGCGCAGCTCGCCAATCGCGTCCGCCACATCGTCCAATCGTTCCGGCCAGAGAGCCGTGTATGTGTTCAGCGTGATGCTGGGTGAGGAGTGGCCGAGCTGCATCTGTAGGGTCTTCACGTCCGCGCCTTGAGCAATTGCAAAGCTCGCATAGCTATGCCTCAAACTATGGATGGTCACGCCCTCGTCCTCCATGCCGGCCAGTCGGACGGCCTTTCGCCAGACACGCGTCCGCCACGTGTTCGTCCACAGGTTCCCGCCTCTTGCCGCGCGGAACAGCCAGTCGTCGTCGCCCATGCCCTCCATCTGCCGTTCGATGGACGGTATAAGGAATCTGGGTATGGCGATGCTGCGCGGTTTGCCGTTCTTCGGCGTGCCCAGCACAAGCCTGCCTTTGCCGTCGTCGGTCCAAGTGCGGCGGATGCGCGCCCTGCGTGATTCCACATCCACGTCGCCGCATTTGAGTGCCAGCGTCTCGCCAATGCGGGCACCGGTGTATGCCTGCCAGCGGATGATCAGCCCGTCTACCGGCCGTCCTGCCCGTTCGGCCATGCCGGCCAGCAACTCCACCTCCTCGACGGTAAGGAACACCATGTCGTCATCGGATTGCGTGATGCGCGGCACGGTGACCTTTTCAATGGGGTTCTCGCCAATCCAGCCGTGCTCCAAAGCGAATTCCATGACACCGCCCATGACGACCTTGACGATGTTGCGGATGCTGCGTGGACTCAATGGCTTCGATTCGCGATCGTCCTGCAGTTCGGCGGGATACCCGCCTTCGGTGAGCTGCGTGACCCACTGTTGCAGTTCGTCGCGTTGGATTTCCCTCAGTGTGCGATCGCCCCACTTGGGGTTGATATAAACGCGCAATTCGCGGCGGTATCTGCCCAAAGTGCCCTGTTTGATATCCATCTTGCCGTCCGTCCATTCGGAGGCAACGTCCCGGAAGATGCGTAGTTCCTGCTGCGGGTCGCGGTATTTGCCGCGTCTGATGTCGTCCTCGATGGCCGCTGCGTATTCCTCAGCGTCACGGAGCTTGGCGAAGTTCCGTGATTTCTGGACGCGTTTGCCGTCTCGAAGCGTGTACCAGCGGCATCTCCACCGTGAGCCTTGGCCGTACAGCGCGGACCGCCATTTGCCGGGCACATTGGCTTTCATCGGATCCTTCGCATTGGCCAGCGACTGTTTCGCGGCCCTGCTGGGCGGGTTGCCGTCCTCGTCGTTTTTGAGCCATCTGTCGTCTACGAACGCTCTGGCCATGGTTGTCTCTTTCCGAGGATCCGCGCTACACTGTGCGTGGAACCTCATTTTGGTGAAAACGGAAATGCTGATTGTTGGTTCCTTGGGTTCCGTCCGACTGTGTTCGGGCGGAACCCTTTTTGTTTCCCGTCGCGGTATGTGGACGCTGAGCTTCTTTTATTGCACGCACACGCCGGAATCGTACAACAGCTGCCGATAGTCCGACAGTACTTGGATGGTGACGCCCAATTCCACGGCCATCATCCACGTATTGCCTTCGTATATCTGCTCCACCATGCCATAGTCCACGGGACTGATCAACGCCAGCGCGGTCTCCCTGCGACACCGGCGCTCGCACTTCAACCCGTATTGGCTACCACAGCCTGGATCGTGGTGTTTCGCGTGGATGAGCTCATGGCACAGCGTGCAACGGCGCTGGCGCTGGTTGAGCCAGTCGGCCAGCAGAATGAGTTTGTGTCGATCGTCGTATAGGCCGCATATGTCACGGGGAAGGTCGCGTGACATGACTGACAGACCCATGGATTCCGCGTTCCGGTGAAGCTCCGCGATGGTCTTGTTATCCACATTCCTCTCTTCCGAAAGTATTGTTTTTCGAGAAGTACTTTTTTGCTGTTTGTCAAGTTCTGCTTGACAGTTGGAGTGTCGTATGTGATGCTTGAATCAGCTCATCTACCGAGTTGTAGAAGGAGTCTCCAGGGTCGCTGCGGCGGCCCTTGCTTTTTATTGAACGCAATTCCCGTTCAAACTTGACTGATCATATTCTTTCAGAAGTTTGTTGAAGCTATGATCATGGTCGACGTAGTAGGCGGTGACCAACATGCAGTAGCCTCTGTCCTTATGTGGTTCCAGCACGACTAGATACCGTTCTGATTCAATGAGGATATATAACCTATCGCGGACATGCTTATGCTTCCTCCAGATTAATGGCGCATCACATACCTCATAATGGCATTGCGGACAATCCTTTGCGTTGTCAATCGTCTTCCGTGGAAACCTGATCCGCTCACATCTACGCAGATCGACATTCCTCTCGCCGGTTGTGTAGTCTTCGACGCTGGTGATGTGGAAAAACCCAGCCCATTTTCCGTCGGTCTCCTCTTTCTGGCGGCGTACGGAAACTCTGAGGCCGTCGAATGATGGATGTGAATCTATGAAGTCATGTCTGAAGATTGCATAAATCCTATCCTCATATACGGCAAAGTCTTCTATCGGGGATTTGGTTACGAGCTCCGGTGTCCAATGCGGTGTCATGCGTTCCGTCCTTCCCAGACGAAGATGTTGAACTTGCGCGTGCCCAAGGTCGTTGACTGGGTGAGTCGGAGCTTTGATCTCATGCGTATGTAGTCGATGATTTCAGCTTTCGCGCCTGATGGTTGGGGGATGGTCGTCCGGTTCGCCCTGCATACGGCTCCGTTGATCACGTCGGTGATTTGCATCATTTGCACTTCGTCTGAACGGATTGGTTGCACTTTCTTGATGCATTCGTGGTTGAAGTCGTAGTGGCTGTTTGCTAGCACTTCCTCCAGTTTCTCGGTACGTTGCGCGGAGTGCGTGTCCTTGATGTCCACGTACACGTTGTAGGTGTTCGTGGAATCGAACAGCCTGTTCAGCATGGTGAAATACATCTTGTAGTACCAATCGTTGTGTGACTGGGACCATGCCTCATGATTCAGACGTGTCTTCTTGGCCACCAGAACACGGAACCTCATGTCGTCATCCAGGAAGAAGCAGTTCAGCAAATCCTTGTACAGGTCGATTTTCGGCATGCTGGCCTTCGTCCACTTCACTTCCGTGCGTGCCTTGACACCGTAACGTGCCTTGATCTGGAGAATATTCTCTGTGATTTCCTGCCTTTTATCCTTGGGGATAATGAGGGCTCCAAGGACCATCACGTCGCTGTCGTCATGTTCCAGATGACAGCTTTCATCGCAATACAGGTTGTATTCAGTCATTCGTGTTCCTTTCAATCCATCAATCGTCCGGCGTTTCGGCTTCGAGGCGTGCGTTCGGATCCCTGTTGGCGGCCACGTCGTAGTCTTCGGGGTGCGCGGCGATACGGTCGATGAGATCATCGGTGATCTGAGACTCGCGCTCGCGGGCGGCGTAGGCTCGTGCGGCATCGATGGAGATTGACCCACAGGCTGCCGCGACCAGTGAAAGAGCGTCCGGAAGCCCAAAGAGTGGAGCGAGTCTGTCTAACTCGCTGATTGCCCAACTTCTTTTACCGAGTACTCGGTCGCTGACATAACCTTTTGATCGTCCTTCAAGAGCCTTGGAGAGGTCGGCCTGGGTAATGCCATTGGCTTCCATTGCTTGGCTGATATATTTGCAAATCACCAGATCGGTGCGTGTTGTGCTGCTATCCATAGCGATGACTGTATTCGAATTTTCGGGAAGTTACATCTTTACACCGTTCGGCGTGTCGAATTTGCCATACCGAATATTCGGGAGTACATTGAAAGCATGTTCACCGAATATCCGGTAAACGTCGAACAAAGTCCCGAATATTCGGGGAATGGA